TAAACCGACTCTAGCTAACTAAATAAGAGATGATAATCTTATGGAGAAAGAAAGAAGAAGGGAATGATTCACACCAAAGGAGCAGGCTAAGCCCACTCCCCCAAATTGTACCACCGTGGGACAAGCACCCGCTGTATGCGAGTGCGAGTTCGGCCCCTGAGAGTATAAGTATTCCCATACTCTCGCTCAGAACCGCGAGACACCCGAGCTAGTAATAGCCCGATGTCATCAAATGGTCGCGTTACCGCGACCTCAACCAGAGACTCAACCAAATAACCCTCGAATCCTGAGAAACGAGGGTTTTGGTGAGCTAAGGAAGGCGTAGCTTCGTCGAAGTTTACGACGAAGGCTGAGTCTCCGACACCGAAGGTAGTACCGAGCCGAAGAGGCTTTGGTACCCCAGAGTAAAGGTAGACCCAACAAGTACGGAGCCTGCGATCACAACCGTGATGAGAATTACGGCGATGAGCAAGCATCCGGATACTATTAGCCAACTTATAAACTGTTTGTACATTTGATAGCTTCTTTTTTAAGAAGATCGGTTTGCAATCTGAGCCGTTGAAATAGTGCGAACCGCAAGACTCCCGGAAGTACGAGCTGTGAAAGCTCTTACTTGTATTTACCGTGAAGCCGAGGTATGCACTGAAATCAGCGAAGGGAGTAAATGCTGAGTTAGGGATAATAACATCATCCCCAAAAACGCTGACCTGGTCGGTAGGAACCGACTCGCTTTCACAAACGGCAAGAGCCGCTGCGTAAAAAATCAGTGATTCGAGTTCAAAGGTAAAGCCGTTCCCCATTGAGGAGAACTTCTCCCACCTGATTACTCGATTCTCGGCATCTACACCGATCTTGGATCGACAGACGTTCAGCAAAGAAAACCACCGTGCGGGTAACAACTCCCGCACGATGGAAGTGCTGATACTATCACTCGCAGAGGAGAAATCAACTGTTGCTAAGAGGGCGGTGCTACTGCCCTCCTGCGCTAGTTGCTGATTTCTCTCTTGCGAGTTCAAGTCGATTCCAACCCTAGCGAGTCTACGACGGATCATAGCGCCACAGCCCTTCTGAAACCAGAGATTCCATCCTGGCTCAATAGCTATAACGCGATCCGTCTTCGAATTCTTAGGGACGGTGACAACCTCATTACCCATCTGGTGCTTAAACCCGCCGCGAGAGCGGACGTGTTCAAGCCAAGTGGGATACGCCAAAGCGATCCATGGCGAGATGAAATTGTCTAAATCTGGAGTTATTCCAGTCTCTGACTGGAACTTGTTGACAGCCGAGACGTCTTCACCTTTCATCAAGGTGCTGACGCCCGGGCCCCAATAAGCCGAATTTACGAACTCCTCGGGAGAAAAATCCCCTAAGATCATCTCAATTTTCCGCTTGGTTGCATTAAGCAACCATGCGTTTGCACCCTTGGTGTGAAGAGGCAAAGAGGGAGATCTGAAGAGGGAATTTGTTCGACGACACTGATCTTCGTAAACGAAGAACTTCTTAAATGCCGCATCCTTCTTACTCACCGCAAGCGGGAGGAAGTCGGATTTCGACAGAAAGAGGGTAGCAGTGTAGTCATCACGGAATCGAACTGGATCGTTGTAATGCTCCGGTTCGATACCCAAGTCTACGAGCTGGCTGAATTCTTTATATTTATAAAGTATCCAAACAGAAAGTGAACGAGGACTGTGAATTCCTTCGAGGAATCGTAAGATCGCTTCATCTGTAAACGATGGGCTAACTCTGAATGTGCGGGCAAGCGAAAGCTTTGCCACAGTCGCTGTCTTCAAAGACATAGACTTCTCCTATTAAATCGGCTGGAAAGGAACCGATCAGATTGTTAATCTGATCGAATCGGACAGGTTAGTAAACCTGTTCGAAATCTTCAACGGCGGCTTTGACAACCGCGTTGTTCAGGTAGTTCTTGACGTATGCGAGCAGGTCTTTACGCTGCTGCATCGTGGAACGTTCCGGAAGGACCAGTTCGATCGTAGCCAAAGGCTCGAACGCTTTGGTCGGGGCTGGCTGGATGCCAGTTCCGGTCGAGGCGCTCGTGACTTCGAGTACAGGAGTAGCGACACGCAGAGACAGGCGGTACACGCGATCGGCCGAGGAGATTTTCCCCGCGGTCGGTGGCGTGCGAAGGCGCATTGAAACGGTGTTGAAGCCGATTGCAATGCCGCCCGAGCGGTCCGCCCATTTAGCAACACCGGTTGCATCGATGTTTACGGGGCTGAATGTCTTATTCGCAGGAGTGGCTTGGCCGTCTGCGATGGTCAGTGCTGCGATAGCAGTCATGATATTTACTTCCTAAAGTTAGTACGAAAGAGGGCATAAGCGTTGGCAAAACGCGTGTGCGTGTAGGGATCACGGAAGCTAGGAAGAGCTGGTGACGGGAAACCCGTCAAGTAGCTCCTCTGAACATCCACGGTCTCGCGCGAACACGTGTCTTGACCAGTTACGGTCATGGTACCTCGGCTCTTGTAGGTCAATTGCGACCGATAGGTAATTTTCCTGAAATCGAGGGTATAACCTTGAACAAAATCAACGCCATTGGTGGCGTCGAGAAGCTCAAGGAAACCGCCGATCGGGATAAACCAGTCAGCAACAAAGGACCAAGGAAGCAATTCCCAGGCCAACAGAAGAGGATTTGTGATCCCGATTTCTGTTAAGGTCTTGGTGACTTGCGACCCGCGATGAGAAAATGTTGCGCCCATTGTCAAGTCCATGCGATCTTCGCATGTTCCAAACACTGAGTACGCTGTAGTCTCGCGCGTCCCCGACCCGAAGGCCGAGAGAGGAGTCACAACTTTGACTCTCTCATAGATGGGTCTCTCTGAGCGCTTTTTATGGTAAAGTTCTACTACGCCATAGATATCACTTACGAGAGGCTTCCAGCCATACTGTAAGGCCAACCAGTTTTGCGCCATAGCGTTCTGGCCAGACTGTCCACGCGGAGCCTTTGGGGAAACCCCAAGATGCTTCGCGGCTTTTGCTAAATCCCCTCGCCGAGCGGCTCGCGCCGCATGCGCTAAGCGCAGTAGGTTATCGGCGATGAGATTCTTCGTCTGGGCACGTTCAGCATATGCCTGCGCAAGGTTGACCTTTTGGTCCTTGACCTTGTTGAGCAGACGGTTGCCGAGTGCACGACGAGCAGCTTGTATAACGGAGGAGTCGATTTGAGAGCCCATCAGGAAACCATCAGGGTTCGAACCGCCTACACCGCTATACCTCGCGACGGATCCTTGCTGGTTAGCTGGAATGCTAGCCGGTGTGATCTCTACTCGCGAGCCTGCCAAGAACTTCCTACGCACTATGGTGTAGCGGTAAGGATTGACAGGAAGTAAGCCAGACCGATTAGGATTATTGAAACCGGGGGTTTTAGTCCCGGTTCGAGTCTCCGTCACGCTCTGCTTTGTCGAATTGTACCTCTGGGTGCTGGAAATGTACGGAGCGCCATTCGGATAAGTATAATCCGTAGTGACGATCTGTACGCCCGGCTCAGAAGTGATTTTCGAATCAAAATAAGGCATGATAGAGATATCCTAAAAGGTTGTGGGCGCAGTACAGTACTACGCAGTACGTTCCGACAGGGACTATAAGTCCCCGTAGCAGTGCACTAGCTGCCTTCGAAACGAAGGGAACCCGGGTTAAGTCCCGGATTAAGATGAGAGTCCTCATGACTCAACCGCCATAATGGAAACTACTGAGGAGCAGCAAGCTGCGCCCAGTGTTCAAATTATGGATCACCAAGCTCGAAGAGCGAGGTGAATTCAATGGATTCTCTTGAAGTTTACTAAACTTCAAGATATCTACCAAAGCGGCTTCATCAGCAGGGCTAATCCGACCAGATTCTGATACTTGCTTCAAGTACCAGCCTGACAGGATAGGCTCTCCGGAAATCTCGAGTACCGAACAAGCCATTTCCATGGCAACTTCGCGAAGATCAGGACTTGCGTCCATGAACAACGTATCGAGATTACGGACAAAACTAGTGAAAACGCGCATGGTAAGACTCCATTGAACGGGTGAGAGGGGATC